ACCTTTCATTCTTAAAAAGTTACCTTTCATTCTTAAAAAGTTACCTTTCATTCTTAAAAAGTTACCTTTCATTCTTAAAAAGTTACCTTTCATTCTTAAAAAGTTACCTTTCATTCTTAAAAAGTTACCTAAAATCGCTATGCTATAGTAATTTCAACGTATCTATACACTCTAAATACTATTAAATACTATTAAATACTTTTTAAATACTAAGTAAAGACTAGTAAAGGTAACTTTTCTGTCCTTTTTCTAATCTTTTATAAAATAAATAACCAATAATTTCCTATAAGATAGTATAATAATGACATAACAACAAGGAGGTTTATCATGAGAAAACTTATTACAATGATTATATTAACTTTAAGTATGAGCTTATTAGTTGTTGGATGTGGGAATAAAACATTATTAGGAAAAGCTCATGAAGAAAGTGTTAAAAATGGATTAGGAGAAGAAATAGGAACTAGATTAGTTGTTGAAAGTAATCAAAAAGATATTACTGATAAAAATCTGATTCAATTTTATAATGATGTTGTAAAAAATAATGATTATAAATATATAACAGTTGATTTAGGAAATGATGAAGGAATAATGTTTAATGATGATAATATGTTTATTAAAGGAAAAATAGATAAAGATGGAATGATAAGTGAATCTATTAAAATGGGTCAAATAGATAAAGATAAAATAAAATATACTGAGAACTAGGGTTATACACTCTAGTTTTTTTATGTAAAAATTCAGAACATCTGTTTGACTTTATGTTAAATATATGTTAATATTTTCCTATAATTACACCGAACGGATGTTTGGTAGAAATACAGGAAATGTGTATTTTCAATATGTATAGTAGTAGGAGATGTTAATTTCGAAATGATAAATTTAAGTCAAAATCAAACAAAAATTTTAGAATCAATAAAGTGGAAAATCAAATCAAAAGGATATCCTCCATCGGTTAGGGAAATTTGTGGAATTACAGGCATTAAATCTACATCTACTGTTCACTTCCATATGAACAAACTTGAAGAATTTGGATTGATAAAAAGAGATCCTACTAAACCTCGAGCGATAGAAGTTTTAAATGAAGAAAATAGTATACTTGGTTTCAATCAAGAGATTATCGAATTACCAGTAATAGAGTTTTTAGAAAATGAAGTTTGTATTGAAGAAAGTATAGTGGAAACTATGAAATTAGCGTCAAGTATGGTTTTAGGAAAAGATAATTTTATATGTAAAGTTTTAGATGATAAATTGATTGAAGTCGGAGTATTACAAGATGATTATATTATAGTTGATAGAACTAATAAGATTGATAATGGAAATCTTTTTATTGGGAAAATAAACAATAATAAGCTTATTTCAGGTAAATATTTAAAAAATAAGGATTATATTGAAATACAATTTGAAAATTGTTTTTATGATCCTATAATTGTACATAGTAGAGAGTTGGAAGTAATAGGTAAGATTAGAGGATACTTTAGAATAATAAAGTAATATTATTTTAGGGAGTGCTAGCGTATATGAAAAAAGAAGAGATTATAGAACTAATGAAAAGTTTAAATAAAGCCCAATTTGAAGTTATAAAAGAAACTATGAAAACTATTATAGAAAATAAAAAGTAGCAGATTTAATATATTAAATCTGCTACTTTTTATTATTTAGTCACTATTTTTTTCATAGTTTCTAGAATGAGTTTTTTAGAATCTTTATCAAGAGTTTCAAATAACTCTAAAAATTCTTTTTCATCAGTATCCAAGTCGAATTCACTATATTTATCCATTATTATTGGTTCAATTCCATTTTTTAGCCATTCTGGATTTACATTTAAAAGTGAAATTAAATCTCTTTCTATTCTAGGGGTTATAACTCGTATACCTTGTTCTATATTTGCGACTTGGGCTCTAGAGACTCCTATTATTTCGGCTAATTGTTTTTGTGTGAAATTTAATTCTTTTCTTATTTCTTTAAGTTTATTCAACAAAAACACCTCCTTGTGTCATTATATCACTAAAAAAGACACAAAACAATAATTAAATACACAAAATGACACTTAAAGCTTGACTAATGACACTCTGTGTCGTAAAATGTAATTAAGCTTAAGACACAGAGTGTCATTGAGGGAGGTGGATTTCTCTTGACTGATAGAGAAATTATTGAATTAGTAAAAAGTATGAAAGAAAAAGCTCCAAACCAATTCTTTGAAACAATAGGAATTATGAAAGGGATAAAAATTATGTCTGAAAAAAATCAATCTAATTCAGAAAAAAATCCAAGCATTAAAGTATGAAAACTAAAAACAAAGGGCTTATAGATGATAAATTTTAAAGGTTCTATGTTTAACATGAAACTAAAACTATAAGCCTAAAAGATTTTTAAGTGAAAAATATGGGATTAAAAAAGTGTGTGATTTTTATAAAAAACACACTAAACAAAAATATAATCAAAGTCTGATTTTTCAAAAGTCCTAGGGGCTTTTATCGGACTTGTAATAAGTATTAACGTTTGAAGAAAAAGTTAATAAAAAATAGCAATAGTTATGGTGATTAAATGAGTAGTAAGAGAACTAAAAAAAGACATTTTAAAAGAGATAGATATACAGGTATAGATTATGAAGTATTACAGAAAAAGATAGATGAAGAAGAGCTTACTGTAAGTGAGATAGAAAAATTAATAGATGTTACTACAAATAGTATTTATGAAACTAAAACTATAACAAGTGGACCTATTAGGGAGATAGAAATATACCCTAGTTTCTTAAAAAGAGATATACCTGAAGAGTTTCGAGTCAAAAACACAAAGCAAGCTCAAAAGAACTTAAACAATAAGAATGCTGAAAAGTACTTTATTAGAAAAGCTAATACTAACTTTGGAAAAGGCGACTATTATGCAAGCTTAGGATATTTGGATAAGTATAGACCTAAAAGCTTTGAAGAAGCTAAAAAGCATATGAGAAAGTATATAGCTAGACTTAATTATCTATATCATAAGCAACAGAAGTCTCAAGGCATTCCAAAGAAAAAATGTAAAAACATAAAGTACATGTATGTAACTGAAATCTCACAAGAAGGAAAAGGCAAGTGTCATCATCATATTTTAATTAACTCTGTTTTACCTATGGAAGTTATAGAAAGTGAATGGAAGTTTGGGAGAAGAAATAATATTAGAATTGTCTATCCAGACGAACTACATATAACAGGATTAGCTAAATATCTATCTAAAGACCCACAAGGAAAGAAACGCTGGGGATGCAGTAAAGGATTAAAAGAGCCTATTATAACAAGAAGTTTATCTAAATTCTCAAGGAAAAAGATAAACCAAATGTCAGAAAGCTATAACTTAATTGAATATGAAATGCAAAGAGTTAATCCAGGATACAAATTTATAGATGCAAAAGTTGTAAGGAATGAGTTTAATGGCAAATGGTACATAACGGCTAGGCTCAGAAACATAAAAGACTAAGTTGAGGTGAAATATGAAAAAAGTAATAGAAGAATTAGAACAAAGCAAAGTTCAAATTTTAAAATTAATATCTAAAAAGCCTAAAGATAATGACGCTAAAAAGTTACTTGAAGTAGTAGAGAAAACTATTGGATGGTTAGAAAAGGAAAATAAAAAGTTTGAAAAAAATATAAAAGCTTATGGATCTATTGAAGTTCAAATAGAAAATTATAGCTTTATAAGAGATGAAAGAATTGATAAAGGTATATCAGTTTATAAAGTCGATTTAGACGGATTATATGAGTACATAGATTTAATAAAAGTATGTAAGAAGCATCTTAACTCTATAAACAATATAGAAGGCCTTAAAGAGCTTGCTATTGAGTGGTATATGGAGAATATACAAAATAAAAAGGTGGAGAGCATATGCAAGGGTTAGAAGTTTTAGATAAACGAAATATATTGGAGAATGAAGTAACAACTTATGGAGATTTAGAAAATCCTTTATTTCTAGCAAAAGATGTAGCTGAGTGGATAGGATATGATTCATCATCAGTAAATAAGATGATAAATATTGTTGATGATGATGAAAAGCTAATCGGAAAAATATTCCGTTCAGGTCAATTTAGAGAAATGTATTTTTTAACAGAAGATGGATTATATGAAGTATTAATGCAAAGTAGAAAGCCAATAGCTAAATTATTTAAAAAGCAAGTTAAGAAGCTTTTAAAAGAACTAAGACTAAATAATAATCCGCTAGCTAATTTAAGCAAAGAGATGCAAGCTATATTTGTTTTAGATAAAAAGCAAGAAGAAACAATTAAAAAAGTAGATTACATATATGATGTTATGACTATTGACTATGAACAACAGTTAAATCTATTTCAAATGGCTAGAGACAAGGCAGTTTCTATTTTAGGAGGTAAACATACACCTAGTTATAAAAGATATAGTAGAAAGTTATTTCAAGAGCTTTGGAGAGACTATAAAAAGTTTTTTAAAGTAAATAGTTATAAGAATACTGCAAGAAAAAACTATGAAGAAGCTATTTTATATTTGAGTAATTGGAATCCTAGCTATAACTTACAAATGGAAATAGATACTACAAATAGTCAAATAGCATTTAATTAAGGGGGATATCATGAAAAAAACAAATTGTTTATTTGAAATATATGGAAAAGTATGTACTCACAAAAATATTTGTGACAAAGAATCTTGCTCCACTAGAACTTTACTAAAAGGGTACTCTAACTGTGTTTTTCTTTTAGATGCAGAAAAAGCTAAAGAATATTTTAAAGAAAATAAATAAGTTCATAAATTAAAGCTTATTTATGAATATTGATAAGTTAACTAAATTAATTTCATTCATAAATTAAGTATTAGTTTATGAAAATTAAGGTGCTGAAGATGGATATAGTTGAAAATTTACAACTTAGGATTAAAGAACTAGAAGCTGAGAATGAAAAGTTAAAAAGACAGTTAAATAAAGAAAAAGGAAAAGTGGGAAGAAAACAAAAGCTTAAAGAGCATGAAATAGAAACTATGAAGTTTTATAGATTTCAAGGAAAAACATATAAAGAGATAGCTGAACTATTTGAATGCTCTATTGGATTAGTTTACAAAGTAATAAATAAAAAATAAAGGAGGACTAACACTTCTTTGAATAGGAGAGTGGGATATGTTAACTAAGAATGAAAAAGCAATAGCATCAAAGATAGCTAAAGATCTATTGAAAGAAGGGATGCTATGGGGCGAAGAATTAGAAGAATACGCTAAGTTAAATGCTAAAGGATTAATGAAATTTAAAAGTGATGAACATTACTTAGAGTTTGAAAACCACTTATTAGATATGGTTGAAAAAGAAATATCTAGAGAAATATTAGTAAAAATGAATGATGAAAAATTAAAGTTTACTAATATAAAAAGTGCAGCTGAAACGACAGGAGTTAGTCAGGATTTTTTATATAAGAACTTGAAAAAATATCGTGCATGTTCAATTATTAAAAATAAAACTAACATAGTATTTGAAGTATTAAGACCAAAATTGAATTTAATATAGGTGAGAGTATGAGTATAAAAGAAAGTGCAATAAAACTAATAGAAATCGTTAATGAGATATGTGAAGAGCAGAATTTAGATATACAAGAGATTATAGATAAAAAGGATTATGAGTTTGATGGAATATGGGAAGAAGCAGGAAGAAGATTTGATTATATTAATAAGCAAATAAATGATTCTTGTTCTTATGAAAAATGCAAAAAACATGAAACTAACATAAAAGATGTAGAAGTACTTTGTAATAGAAAGAAAGCAGACTGGGAAGGAAAAGGAAACTTAATTAAAGATGGAGTTGTTATAGGTTTAGAAATGGCACTAACAATGTTGAGATAAGTTTATAGGAGAGATGCAGATCATGAAGAAGCTAAAAAAATTAACAAGAAGACAAAAGAACATATTAGCAAGCAATGGATTCGATTTTATGCAATATTTACTAGAAAGACAGGACCATAACAGTTATACATTTATACATAGAGAAACAAAAGAAACATTGAAACTTAATTTTAAATAAGGGGTGATTGAGGTGTTTGTTGTAAGTAAATATAGACACGAAACTATTTTAAAAGAAAAAGAAGAAAAACATAAGCAACAATTAAAACATAAAGAAGAGCAGTGTAGACATGCTTTAAAAAGCAAAGATAATAGAATTTTAGAATTTAAAAAAGCAAATGAGATGCTAAATCTTGAATTAGAAACTGAACTAGCATCAAAATTACATGTAGAAAAAGAGATACAGGACCTAAAAAGTAAGCTTGAAGAAGCTAATAGAAAAAATGAAAAATTAGAAAAAGTAAATAAAGATTTACAGTCTAAAGTAAACGTAAGTATTATAGCAAAACAACAATTAAAATCACTATGCATATGTAAATTAGATAAGAAAAACTTTATGTATTCATTTGATTTAACACCAGTTAATTTAAGTGTTTCTGGTAGAAAAGTTTATGATATAGCACAGTTGTTAGGATAGGAAAAAAATGAAAGATTTATATATATTTTTAATTTATTTTGCTTTTTTATATGGAGGCATAGAAATATTAGCATATATAGCTGATAATAGGGGGAGTAGAAATTGAATATATTAGGAGCTAGAGAAAAGAAGTGAAGATAGAAATTAAAATTAATAAATAAATTAAGCTGAAATGGAGATTAATCAATATGAAAAACCAAGGAATTGTAAGAAGTATAGATTCGCTAGGAAGAGTTGTTATTCCAAAAGAATTTAGAAAAATATTAAATTTAAACACAAATGATTCTGTTGAAATACTTTGTGTAGATGGATTTATTAAGATTAAAAAATATAATAATATATGTGCTTTTTGTGGATCCAAAGAAAACTTAAAAGATATAAAAAATATTTATATATGTGAAAAATGTATAAAAGAATTAAAAAATACACTTGAATAATTGAGAGATAATTAAATAAAAATAAAGAGTAAAAAATGAATTATTACCCAGTAGATATAAAATTCTTTTAGCAAAGGTTAGATAAAATGAAAAAAACTTATATAGAATGTAGAGAATGTAATACATTTTTTGAAATAGATGAGAAGAATCAAAAATATAGATGTCCTAAATGCGGATATACAGAAGATTTAGTTGTAATAGATAAAAAGGAAATGAAGAAGAGGATAAATAGATAATGTATAAATATATGAAAAGAAGCGAAGAAACGGAACAAATGACATTAATAGATTGGTGTAATATAAATATTTGTAAATATCCTGAGTTAAAATTGATATACCACATCCCAAACGGAGGAAAAAGAAATAAATTAGAAGCTGGGAGATTAAAACGAGGTGGAGTTAAAAAAGGAGTTCCAGATTTATGTTTACCTGTTTCAAGGGGAATGTATCATGGATTATATATAGAAATGAAATTTGGAAATGGTAGGACAAGTAAAGAACAGAAAGAATGGATAAATGATTTAACAGAGCAAGGATATAAAGCAGTAGTATGTAATGGATTTGAAGAAGCTAAAGACACAATAATAAAGTATATATCAATTGTATAGAGGTGGAAGCATGAATAGTGAAGCACAGCGAATAAACATGGAAAATAGAGCTAAAGAATTAGCAGAGGATGTAATAAAGAAGGCATTAAGACAAGTAACTGAGGAAGATTTAATAAAAAATATGGCAAAGAAAGTAGCTAAAGAAGCTTTATTTGAAATAGCTAATAAAGGTAAAGACAGAAGATTTCACAATACAAAGATGCTAATGAAAAACTATAATGTTTTAAAAGAACATATGAAGGGAGATGGAGAACAGATAAAAATCAAATTTGAATCTCTAGATGAAGAAGATCCGTACATGAAGGTTGAATTTATGTGGTTAGAAAGTATAGCTAGAAGTAAAGCAAGAACAGTTCAAATTTTAAAATACATAGAAGATAGCTTAGATTACTTAGAAACTAAATTTAGAATGAATAAAGAGTATGAGAAATATAAAGCCTTTGAATTATTTTTTATAGAAGAAAAGACAAATGAAGAAATACAAGAAGAATTAAATTGCAGTAAGAACATGCCAAAGAGATGGAGTGACATGGTAGTAAAAGAGTTAAGTATATTACTTTGGGGAATAGATGCACTAAGAGCGTGGGAATAGCGTGGGAAAAGTGAGGGTTTTAATAGGGATTTTAAAATAGTAAAATGATAGTGTGGAAAAATTGTAAGTACCACAAACCACATAATACCTATTGCTATAAGGCTAGATTAATCCCAGCATCTAGTCTTAAAATGAGGATATAGTTTAATGGTAAAATAGCTAACTTTTATTTAGCAGATAGAAGGTTCGAAACCTTTAATCCTCACCAATTAACTTTACGGCTCTTAAGAGCACTCTATAGCGGTATAGAGTATAAACTAAATAGTACGTTCTCATAGAAGGCTAGATTAATTTCTAGTCTTTTTAATTTATAAAATACAAACTAAAGGATAAACATGTTAAAGAAGTTTTGCAGATGTGGGAAGATAATTCGCCAAGATATTTCTATGTGTTCTGAATGTGAATCTAAGCTTAATAATAGACAAAAGAAAGTATATAAGGATTATAGAAAGCGAAGAGTAGACTTTAAAGAACAGAAATTTTATTGCAGTAAAGAATGGAAGTTTACTAGAGACTCTGTAAGACAAAGAGATGAAGGTACATGTAAGCTATGTGATGATGAGTTAAGTGATGTAGTGCATCATATAGAGACTTTAAAAGATTGCTGGAGCAAGAGATTGAATATGTATAACCTTATATGCTTATGAGACAGGTGTCATAATAAGGTACATAGAATGTACGATAAAGGAGAAACATCTAAAGTTAAGATACAAAATGAACTTAAGGAATTAATAAAAGAAAATTACTAAAGGGTAGGGGGGTAGTCAAAAAGTTTTTGGCTTTTGCCCTAAGTCCATGGTTGCAGTTTTTTTCCGCGGAAACTCCCTAAATAAAATTTTCAAGAGTAGCACAGAGATAGCTACAATTTAGAATTTATCTAAATTGTAGCTATTTTAAGTTTTGTAAAAATTGAATAAAAAAATAAGGAGGTGGGGAGATGGCTAGGCCGAAACAACCTATTTCTTTGATACAGGCAAAAGGTAAAAAACACTTAACAAAATCTGAAATAGAAGAAAGAAAATCTAAAGAAGTTAAGGCTGACAATGATAAAGTAGAGCCACCTTCTTATTTGCCAAAAACATTAAAGAAAGAATTTATAAGGATAGCTAGTGAATTAATAAATATAGATATAATGACTAATTTAGACTGCGAAGCCTTGGCAAGATTTGTAGTTTCTGAATATAACTATCAGAAGGTAACAAAAAAGCTATTAAAAACAGGTGTAGACAATGATAAATACTTTAATTATTTAGTAATGCAAGATAAACTTTTCAAACAAAGTAGACAAGCAGCTAGTGATTTAGGATTAACTATATCAAGTAGATGCAAGTTAGTTGTACCTAAACCAGTTGAAAATGAAAAGAAAAATAAGTTTTCTAAGTTTGCAAAATAGGGGGTGATTCTATGTGAATTTAGATAGGGTTACTCAATATGCCGTAGACGTAGTAGAAGGTAGGATTGTAGCTGGAAGATATGCAATTTTAGCATGTCAAAGGCATTTAGATGATTTAGAAAAGTCAAAGTTAGCTCCATATAAGTATGAGTTTGATATAGAAAAAGCAAATGACATTTTAGATTTTGCAGAAACACTTACAATAGCAGAAGGTGAGGAAGAAATTCCTGTAAATTTAGAAGGATTTCAAGTATTTATATTAGGCTGCTTAAATGGATGGGTTACAAAAGGTACTGGATATAGGAGATTTAGAACATCGTATGTTCAGCTAGGTAGACAAAATGGAAAATCATTTTTAAATGGTATTTTAGGCACATATTATGGAGCTTTTAGTGGTTATAAATATGGTCAACTATATTGTACGGCCACTAAATCAGACCAAGCTAAGATAGTATTAAATGAAATGATTAAGTTTATTAACTCTGATGAAGATTTATCAGAGTTTTTTAAGGTTAAAGAACATGATAATACAATAATAGCTTTAAATACTAACTCTATAATAAGAGCACTAGGAAGAGATACAAAATCAATAGATGGTTTTAGACCGTTGCTTGGTATAGTCGATGAATATCACGCTCACAAGAATAATCAAATGTATAAATTGCTTGAGGGTGGTACAAGAAAAATGAAACAGTGTTTAATTTCAGTGATAACTACGGCTGGATTTGAATTAAACTGCCCTTGTTTTAAACTGTATGAATACTGTAAAAACATTTTAGAAAATGTATTTACTAATGACGCTCAATTTGTATATATAGCTGAAATGGATGAGGAAGATGATATTTGGGACTATAAAAATTGGATAAAAGCTAATCCGCTAGTATGTAAAGATAAGGAAGACCTTGAAAATTTAAAAAAAGTAGGGGACTCTGCAAGAGATATGGGCGGAGATGATCTAAGAGATTTCTTAACAAAAGCATTAAATATATGGATTCAGTTTACAGATGACCAATATATAAAGCCTAAGTTTTGGAAAGAGTGCGAAAGTGAAAGAACTCTAGAGGATTTTAGAGGTCAAAAATGTTATGCAGGATTAGACTTAAGTTCTGGAGGAGATTTAACTTCGCTAGCATTGGTATTTGTATATTATATTGATGGAGTTAAGAAGTATTATGTTCATTCTCATAGTTTTATACCAAAAATGAGAGTAGAGGAGCATATCAAAAGTGACGATGCACCATACGATTTATGGATTAAAAGCAAATTATTGACAGTTACAGAATCCTTAGGAGGTATTAAAACTGACTATAAATATATAATTAAATATTTAAAGGACCTTATTGAAAAATACGACCTTAAAATTGAACAGTTAGGCTATGACCCACATAATGCGGATACATTTTTAAGTGATTTAGAAGAATTAGGATTCGATTGTATAGAAATTTATCAAACCCATAAATGGCTTAATGACCCTACTGAGGACTTTGAACTTGAAGTAAGAGCAAAAAATATTGAATATAACAAAGAAAATGAATTGCTTTCATGGTCAGCTTTAAATGCAAAAACAGTTTCTAATCCAAATGGAGAAATTAAGATAGATAAAGATAGAAGAAACAAAAGAATAGACCCAATTGATGCCATTATAGATGCATATAAATTAGCATTTAAAGAAGAAAGATTAGTAAATGTAAATGAATCGGTTGATAGGTATCTAGATATGATGGGATGGAATTAGAAGGGAGGTGCAAAAATGAACCTTATAAAAAATTTAAAGAATCTTATATTACCTAAACCACAAACTGTTGATATGAAAAGTGAAAAATTACTAGAGTGGCTAGGTATAACAACTAGAAATAAAAGTATTTTAAGTGAAGTTACTTATTTTACTTGCTTAAAAATGTTATCTGAGACATTAGGTAAAATGCCTATTAAAATGTATCAAGAAACGGAAAAAGGTGTAATAAGAGCAGCACCAAATAAAGCATATAATTTATTAAAGGTTAGGCCTAACCCTTATATGACACCCTCGATATTTTGGGCAACTGTAGAAAATAATAGAAATCACTTTGGAAATGCCTATGTCTATATAAGAAAAGAATTTAAGCGTGAAAAATATGGAGCTACATATGAAATAAAAGATTTATGGATTATGCCAAGTAATGATGTACAAGTTATTATAGATGATGCAGGTATATTAGGTATTAAAGATGCAATTTGGTATGTATATACAGATAAATATACTGGAGAACAATTTGTATTTAAAAATGAAGAAGTACTACACTTTAAAACCTCATTTACATTTGATGGTATATTAGGTGAGCCAGTTAGCAAAATTTTAAAATATACCCTTGAGGGTGGAGTTGAAAGTCAAAATTTCATTAATAACCTTTATAAAACAGGACTTACTGCAAAAGCTACATTGGAATATACAGGAGATTTAGATAAGTCAAAAGAAGATAAATTAATAGAAGGTATTTCAAGGTTTGCTAATGGATCTCAAAATGCAGGTAAAATAATTCCTATTCCTCTTGGGATGAAAATAACACCTTTAAATATAAAGCTAACAGATAGCCAATTTTACGAATTAAAGAAATTTTCATCACTTCAAATAGCTGGAGCTTTTGGAATAAAACCAAATCAAATAAATAACTATGAAAAATCAAGTTATTCAAGTGGAGAAATGCAACAACTTAGCTTTTATGTAGATACAGAGCAATTTATATTAAAACAATATGAAGAGGAAATTTGCTACAAATTATTAAGTGATGAAGAGAAAAATGAAAATAAATATTATAAATTCAATGAAAAAGCTATTTTACGAACAGATGCAAAGACACAGGCAGAGTGCTTAACATCCTTTGTAAATAATGCTATATATACTCCAAATGATGCTAGAGCAATTTTAGATATGCCAGCAAAAGAAGGTGGAGATATATTAGTTTGTAATGGTAACTATATACCTATAACAAAAGTAGGAAAGCAATATGGGGAAGGAGGCGAAAACAGTGAGTAAAATATTAAATTTACAAAATAAAGATACCAAAACTGGAGAATTAAAAAATGTTGGTAAGATAGAAATAAAAAATCAAACAGAAGAAAAAGCAGAACTTTATTTCTATGGCGATATAGTTTCAGACAGTTGGAGTAGTTGGTGGGCAGATGAAGATAAATGTCCTCAAGATGTAAGTGACTTCCTGAAAGAACTAGAGAATTCACAAAATGTTGATATATATATAAACTCTGGCGGTGGATCTGTATTTGGTGGAATAGCAATTTATAGTATGTTAAAAAGACATAAAGGTAAAAAGACTGTTCATGTTGATGGATTAGCAGCAAGTATAGCTAGTGTAATAGCACTTGCAGGAGATAAAGTTATAATACCTAAGTATGCTAACTTTATGATTCATAACCCTTTAACATTTTTATTTGGAGGATATAACGCTAAAGATTTAAATGAGATTGTAGGAGCTTTAGAAAGTTGTAAGGAAAGTATATTAAATATATATATGGACCATGCAAAAGAAGGAGTAACAAGAGAAGAAATTTCAGAACTTATGAATCAAGAAACATGGTTTACTGGTGAAAAAGCTGCAGAATACTTTAATATTGATGTAGAAGAAGAATTTGAAGCAGTTGCATGTTCATCTAACTTTTTTGATAAATATAAAAATACTCCTAAAAACCTATTTGAAGAAAATAAAAAAAGTGATGAAAATCAAAAATTGGATATAGAAGAAATTGCAAATAAAGTACTTTTACATCTACAAAATCAAAAAGAAGATGATAAAAAAGTAGAAAATACAATTGAAAAAGAAAAGGAAAATTTATTAAATGATTTAGATTTATACTAAATCTTTTTTTATTGCCAAAATCCAAAAATATATAGAAAAGTGAGGAATAAAAATGTCAAAAGAATTATTAGAATTAATGAATAAGATAAAAGCTCAAAAAGAATTAGTAAAGAATTTAGTTAATGAAAATAAAATAGATGAAGCTAAAGCAGCTAAAGAGGAATTAAAAAATTTAAGTGATAAGTTTGATGTTCTTTATGATTTAGAAGCTGAAGCAGATGAGGCTGCTAAAGAAAATATAAAAAATAAAGCTAAAAAAACAGAAATATCAAATTCTAAAAAAGAATCAAATGCTTTTGTAAATGCTATAAAGGCCAGATTAACAGAAAGCAATATAAGTGATGAAGATAAAACTATATTAAATCAAATGAGCGAAGGAAGTCCTGCTGATGGAGGATTAACTGTTCCTAAAGATATGAGAACAGAGATAAAAGAACTTAGAAGAAGCGAAGATTCATTAGAAAAACTAGTAAACGTTGAGAAGGTTACAACTTTAAGTGGATCTAGAGTTATAGAAGTAAACTCAGAAGAAACTCCATTTGACAATATAGATGAAGCAGCAGATTTCCCAGATGTAGAAACACCTAAATTTAAAAATATAGACTATAAAGTTAAGAAAAAAGGTGGAACGTTAAAAGTAACTAGAGAGTTAATTCAGGACTCAGCTGAAAATATACAAGCATATTTAAAAAAATGGATTTCTAAAAAAGCTAAAGTTACAAGAAACTTTTTAATATTAAAGAAAGCTGATGAAATAACAAAGGGAAAAGAAAAAGATGTTGCTACTTTAGATGATTTAAAAGATATATTTAATGTATCGCTTGATCCAGCTATAGCGTTAACTGCCAAAGTTGTAACTAATCAAGATGGTTATAATTATCTTGATAAATTAAAAGATACTGATGGAAAATATATACTTCAACCAGACCCAACTAAATCAACAGGAAAGTTATTATTTGAAACTTATCCAATTATAAAGCTTTCTAATAAAACATTAAAAACAACTGAAAATAAAGCTCCTATATATTGTGGAGATTTTAAAGAAGCTATAACTTTATTTGATAGAGAAACTCTTTCTGTAGAAATGAACACTCAAGGAGATTCTTATTGGAATAAAGATTTAGCAGGAATAAAAGTAAGAGAAAGATTAGATATAAAAGACGTAGATTCAGAAGCTATAGTAAAAGGAGTTATAACTATAACGCCAGGAAAATCTAAATAAGTAAAAAATATATTTTAGACTAATAATACGTTGAAATTACAAGGTATTATTAGTCTATTAAAGTTTTTGAAACACCTTAGAATCGATTTAAATAGGTCGTTTTTTTAGCTATTTTTTAAGAAATGAGGGATTAAATGATTCTAACTTTAGAAGAAGCTAAAAAGTTCTTAAAAGTAGATTTTGACGATGATGATGAAGAAATTCAAGACTGTATAGAAGCAGCTGAGGAATATATCAAAGATGCTACTGGAAAAGAATTTACTAGCGAAAATAAAAGAGCTAAAAGATATTGTAAAATATTAGTCAATGAATGGTACAAAGATAAAAGTTTAATGGAAGAAGAAAAAAGAAGAAAAAAAGTGAGATTTTCACTACAAACTATTATGACTCAGTTAAAGTATGGTGATTAAATGGCTGAATGTAGATTAACAGAAAGAATAAAAATAGAAAAATTATCAAATTCAAATGAAACTAATGAAAATGGATTTGATGAAGAAGTGTGGAAAGAACACTATAAATGTTGGAGTGGATATAAAAGAGTATCTGGAAAGGAATATATAGCCGCTAAAGCAAATAATAGTGAAAACATAGTTACATTTACAGTTAGATACTGTAAAAAAGTAAAAGAGTTACTAGATCCAGGAGCGAGTAAAATATTTAGAATAGAATATAAAGGTTTTTATTATGATATTTTATATGTTTTAGACTTTGAAAATAGGCATGAATTTGTAGATATTAAAGCTAAAATAAATTGTTAGATTTCCAATTATTACCTTTTAAGTTATAATGTAGTTTGGAGGTGTTATTACATGAAAAAAACTGCTTTTATTTTAGGACTTATAGGAGGGATATTTGGAATCCTATTAGGTTGCATGCTATTGTTTATTGGGTTTAGTATGAAAGTAACTAATCCAGCAGGCGGTAGTACTTTAACATTTGCATTTTTAAGTATACTTGCAAGCATAGCTGGTTTAGTAGGTGCATGTATAGTTAATAATAAAGAAAAATTAAGTAGAATATTTATGATTATTGCTTTTATAATTAATTTAGCTGCAGCATTTACTTCAATTTCTGCTGATAGTCCAATCAACTTTATTGGTGGATTAGTTGTAGCAATTTTATTTTTAATATCATCAATATTTACTATGATAAAAGAGAAAGCTAGATAGCTTTCTTTTTTTTGTTTGGAGGTGTATATGTCAAGTACTATAGAACTTGAGGGATTTGAAGAGTTTGAGGAATATGTAAAAAATATGGCCTTAGATGCAGTTATAAAAAGGCAAGCGGTAAGGTCGGGTATAAAAGTAATTGGAAAAGGATTAGAAAATGATACTCCAAAAGGACCAACCGGAAAACTTGCTGAGATAAAAGTATCTGTTAAAGAAAATGCTCTAGCAACAGAAGGAACTGCAAAAAGTAAAGCATTCTATGATATATTTCAAGAGTATGGTACAAGTGAACAAAAGGCTCATGTAGGATACTTTGAAAGAAGTGTTGAAGAAAACACAGAGGAAGCTATTTCAAAGGCAGCTCAAACAATATTTAGAAAAATGGGGTGATATTTTGGAAAGTAATATAAAAATAGATACCTCGATTATAAAAAAGAAACTAAAAAATACTTTAAGTTCAGATAATATTCTTAACTTATTACCTAACAAAAAAGTATATTTTATTAAAGCAAACAACCCTAAACCACCATATGTTGAGTATGAAACTTACTATACGAAACCGTCATATCATGAAGAAGGTAAAATAAAAGAAATAAGATATTTTATACAAGTAGATATCTTTAGTAAGGGAGATTATACTCAATTAGAAAGTATTATAATTAATGAAATGGTAAACGCTGGGTTTGAATATAGCCCTGGAAGTCCAGATTTATATGAAGAAAAAACAGGATTATATCATAAACCTTTAAGGTTTAACATTGACTTACCAACTAGCTAATCTAAGCTAGTTTTTTTATTTATAAAAGAAAGGGATGAAGAAGAATGTCAGCACCACAAAAAATATTACCAGTTGTAAACGTAAGTAAGTTATATGTAGCTCACTTAAAAACTGAAACTGATGGAAATATAACTTTTGATACTCCTAGATACTTAGAAGGGGTTAAGCAAATAGGAATAAAACCAAAACAAAATAGTGATTCATACTATCACGAAGGAAGAAAAGTTTTAGAGGAACAAACATTACAAGATGTAAAAGTAACTTTAAATATAACAGATTTATCAGATGTAGATGAATGTTATGTTATGGGTCATAAGTTAGCTAAAACAGGTGGAGTAATAAAAAATGATAATGATATAGCTCCAACGCTTGCTATTTTATATAAAGCAGAGAAGTCTCAAGGAGTAGATAAATATGGAATATTATATGCTGGAACATTTGGATTATCAGATGAAGATTTAAAATCTAAAGAAGGTAAAGCAAACTTCCAAGCTAAGAAAATAGAGGCTAGTTTTAGACCTTTAATAAATGGATTATGGCAATACAATGTATGTAGTGACTCTCCTAATGTAACACCAGAGTTCTTAAAGAAATTCTTTGAAAAAGTCACTATACCTGAAGAAAAAACAGATGTAGTTAGTTCTGAACACTAATATAAAATACTAAGGAGTGAAATTAAATGAAAAGAAAATTTAAAATAGGAAATGAAAACTTAGATTTTGAAATGACAAATAAGACTATATTTGATATAGATGAAAGATTTGAGAACTTTGGAGATGTAATAAATGGAGTTATGTATGGTAAAAACTTATATAATAATGCTTTAAAGGTTATGGTATGTTCTTGTAAATCAAAAAGAGTTGATAAGGATGGGAATGAAAATCCATTAACTATAGATGAACTAAAAGAAAAATTAACTCCAGGTCAAGTTATAGATGGAATAATACCTTTTGCAACAGATTTATATTTTGATTACAGAGGGGTTAAAACATCTGATACTAATACTGATGAAGATAAAACAGAAGAAAGTAAAAAAAAATAGACTTTAGTGAAAAGCCATTTGATATAAATAGGCTTTTTTTTATTGCAAAAACACAACTAAATTTCACAAGACAAGAGTTCTTCGATAGCACATTCAAAGAAATTGTTATGTTAATCGAAGAACTCAATAAAACATATGAAGAGCAAACTCAACCAGTTTCAAATGATGGATATGTTGAAAAAGTTGTAAGCATAGATGAAGTACCTTTCTTATAGAAAGAGAAAGGAGAGTACATGGGTGATACAGAAAAACGAATAACCGCAAAAATGATACTTGATGATTCTGGATATTCCAGTACATTAAAAGGTATAAATTCAGAAATTAAAAATAATAAAAGTGAGTTAAAAGCAGCTCAAAGTGGTTTAGAAGCATTTGGTAAATCTACCGAAGGTGTAAATAGGGTTCAAAGCTCATTGCAAAAACAATTAGATTTACAAAATAAGAAGTTAGAAACTTATAAAAAAAGTATTAAAGATGCTACTGAAACATTACAATCTAATATAAATAAAAGAGAAAGTTTAGCTAAATCTTTAGCTAATGCTAAAAAGGCTCATGAAGAAGCTATAAAAAACTATGGTAAAGAAAGTAAAGAAGCTGAAAAAACTGAAAAAGCTTTAGAAGGACTTCAAAAACAACACGATAAATTTGATAGAGCAGTAGAAAACAATGCTAAAACCTTACAAAACTATGAAACTCAAATGAATAAAGCAGAAGAAGAAATAAATAAAGCTCAATCTGCTATAAATAAATTCAATAGAGAAGTGGAAAATACTCATGGTGTAGATAATGCATCTAAAAGGCTTGAGGACTTAGGAAATAACTTTAAAAAAGTAGGTAGCAAGGCACAAGAGATAGGCGGAAAACTTACTACTCATGTTAGTTTACCTTTAACAGGAATAGGAGTAGCTGCCGCTCATGTAGGCATGGAGTACGAAGCTCAAATGGATAAGGTATCAGCTATTTCTGGTGCTACTGGTGATGATCTTAAACAATTAGAAAATAAGGCTCAAGAAATGGGAGCTAAAACTAAATTTAGTGCTGCACAAGCAGGCGAAGGTATGGAGTATATGGCAATGGCTGGTTGGAAAACTGGTGATATGCTTGAAGGTATAGAACCTATACTAAATTTAGCAATTGCTTCTGGAGAAGAATTAGGGTCTACTTCTGATATTGTTACAGATGCATTAACAGGCTTTGGATTAAAAGCTAAAGATGCTGGTATGTTTAGTGATGTATTAGCAGCTGCTTCATCTAATGCCAATACTAACGTTGGTATGATGGGAGAAACATTTAAATATGCAGCTCCTGTAGCTGGTGCTTTAGGATATAATATTCAAGATACTTCTTTAGCTATAGGATTAATGGCCAATAGTGGTATTAAAGCTAGTCAAGCTGGTACTGCACTTAGAGCCGGATTAACTAACTTAGTAAAGCCTACAGATAAAATGGCTGATATGATGGAGAAATATGGAATATCTGTAGAAAATAGTGATGGTAAGATGAAAAGCTTTAGAGAAGTAATGTCTGACCTTAGAGAAAAAATGGGTGGTTTAGATGAAGCTACTCAAGCCAGTGCAGTTGCAACTATCTTTGGTAAGGAAGCAATGTCTGGATGGCTTTCAATTATAAACGCTAGTGAAGGAGATTTTAATAAATTAGCAAATGCTATAGATAATAGTGAAGGCGCTACTGCTAAAATGGCTAAAACTATGAGTGAAAATGCAAAGGGTAGTTTAGCAGAAATGAAAAGTGCCCTAGAAGGTGCAGCAATAAAAGTTTTCCAAGCATTAGCTCCAGCTATAACAAGTGTTGCTAAAGATATTACTAAATTAGCAACTAGTTTTAGTAATTTAAGTCCTCATACTCAAGAATTTATAGTTAAGGCAGGAATGGCTGCAATTGCTATAGGGCCTGTAACAAGTGGTTTAGGTCATGTAACAAGTGGAATAGGTGGCTTAATTGGAACTTTTGGAAAATTTAAAGCATTAAAAGCCGCTGCTACATTTAAAGATTTCTCAAAAATATTATTAGGACTTGGTCCAGCAGCAGAAGCCGCAGGAGCAGGATTAGCAGGAGCAGAAGTTGCTGGTGCTGGATTTGGTGCTACTGTTATAGGTTTTTTAGGACCAATTGCATTAGGCGTAGCCGCAGTAGCTGCAGTTGGATATGCAGGATATAAAGTTGCTGAACACTTAAATAAAAGTGCAACACCTGCGGTAGATTTATTTGCAGATAAAGTTGAACAAAGCAGAGATAAGTTTGGAAACTATGCACAAGCTACTGAAAAAGATGTAATTAAAATATCTAAAGCAACAAAAGATAATGTTCAGTCATACTTAGACTTAGATAAAAAAGCTAGTGAATCTATGATGAATTTAAAAATGAATTCAGATAAATTCTCAAAAGAAACAAAAGATAGTGTAGTTAAAAACTTTACAGAAATGAGTAAGAAATCTAGTAGCCTATCTGATGATCAAAGAGAAAAAATGACTGTAGACTTTAAAAAATTAGTTTCTGATACTGGGGTTTTAACTAGTAAGAATAAAGATGAAATAATAAAACAATATACTGCAATGGTTAATGGTACTAAAGATTTAACTCAAAAACAAAAGGACCAAACTATAAAAGACTTTAAAGATACATTAGATAAAAGTGTAGTATTATCAAAGAAACAATCTCAAGAAATGCAAAAAGTTTATACAGACATGGCTAATAAAATTAAAGAAGGTATTGATAAAAAAAGGGATGCGGATCTAAAAAGTCAAAAAGATTTCTTTGCTAAAACTAATGCCCTTACAGATCAAGAAAAAAAGGATGCACTAGATAAAACAAAAAGTCATTGGACTCAGCAAAAACAAATAGTTGATGAAGCTCAAAATAAAATTAATGCTATTCATGCTAAAGCAGCTGAAGAACATAGAAAACTTAGTAATCAAGAGTTACAAGATATTAACCAAATTAAACAAGAAATGAAAACTACCGCTATAAAAACTTTATCTGATACCGAAGTTGAAGCTAAAGTAATTCTTGAAAGAATTAGAGATAATGATAAAAATATAACTGCTGATATGGCATCTAAACACATAAAAGAATTAAATAACTCTAGAGACAAAGCTATTGAAGCAGCTAATAAAGAATGTGATGAAAGAATAGCTGAAGCATATAGAATGGAAAAAGAGACTGGTTCAATAAGTGAAAAACAAAGGGATAAACTTATTGCAGATGCAAAAAAACAAAGAGACGATACTGTAAATGCAGCTAAAGAAACAAGAGATAAAGCAGTTAAGGAAATAACTTCTATGAACTCTAAAATAAAAAATGATGTAAATACTACAACAGGAGAAGTTAAAAGCCATTGGGATAAATTAAAAGATGCATGGAATGGTGGATGGGGAAGTTTAGTTAAAAACTTCTTTGTAAATACATTCTTCCAAAGTCATGGTAAAAAACCTGGTAATAACTGGACAGGAAACTCACACTTTAAAGGTGGGTTAACATATCTTCATGAGCGTGGATATGAGTTATATGACCTACCAAGTGGAACTAAAGTATATAATCATGAATCAAGTGAGCAAATGGTTTTAGAAACAGCAAGACAAACTGCTCAAGGGGTTATAAATTCTATGATGAAAAATAAAGGTGATTCTGATGGAAACATTATAATACCTATTAGTATTGCAGGGGAAGAAATAGATAGAGTTGTAGTTCCAAGAGTTTCAAATAGACTTGCTTTAAATACAATTAGAAGAAGAAGGTAACAAATGCTTATAAACAATATAAATATAGAAAAGTTTAATGCTAGAGTTTTAGATGTTGATATTCAAAACTCTAGCATTAATAATTTAAAAGACTTTGAAAATGCAAATACATTATTACCTCTTTTCTTTGATTCAAAAGTATCTTTGAATGTAATTACAGTTACTCTTTTAGTAAATTCTTTAACTAAAAAAAGATATTATTTAGATAAAAGTGATTTATTAAGTAATATGGTAAAGCCATTTGAAGTTTATTTTAAAGATAGAAACTTAAGATTTAAATGTGTTTTAAATGGAAATTCAGATCAACCTAGTTTAAGGCAGATAAGAGGAAGATTACAATTAAGTTTTATAGGTTATAACATTGAAAATGAAGTCATAGAAACTATTACAAATGGAGTTTCAAGTAAAACTATAAACGGTCAAGGTAATACAAAAGTGCCTGTAGTTTTAGAAATAACTCCTACTATAGATATGATTGATTTAAAAATAACTGGATTAGGCGAAGATCCCATTGTCGTAAAGAACTTAAAAGGCAATAAAACTATAGTTATAAATGGAATTGAGGGAATGGTTACACAGGATGGTATCAATAAATTTGATGATACTGATATGTGGGAGTTCCCTTTTTTAGTTCCAGGAAGTAATTTAATTACATTAAGTAAGAACACTTGCAATATAAAAATTAAATACAACCCTAGATTTATATAGAAAGGATGATACAAATGTTAAATACAAATAAAACAATAACTATATCTGGAACATCATCAATTGATGGACAAGTAGTAGTATATATGAGTGCTAGTTTAAGTACCGATGGAACTACTCAAGAAAACTTAAGTAAAACTGTACAAAATCAAGAAGTCTACAATAAAAATAAAGAAGCTATAAGAAAAGATATGAGAGACTTTGAAGATTTAGTATATGCAGAGCAGGACAAGTTAGCAGCTAAATAATAAATATATTTTAAAAGGGAGATAAGTATTATGAAATTATCATTAAGAAAATTAGTAAATGGATCACAACAATTAAGTAATATAGCATATAAACAAGGTTTACCTTGTAAATTATCTTATGCTCTAGCTAAAAATATAAAGAAAATAGAAAGTGAGTTACAAATATATAACTCTGAAAGACAAAAAATAATAGAAAAGTATTGTATTAAAGATGAAGATGGAAAATTAAAATTAAATAAAGATAATACATATGACATAAAAAAAGAATTTATAGATGTATGCAATAAAGAGGTAAATTCACTTTTAGATATAGAAGTTGATATAGATATTCATAAATTTAATATAAATGATTTATATAACAGTAATTGCGATATGTCTCCAGCTGAATTAATGGTTATAGACTATATGATAAATGAAGAAGAATAATTAACTAGTTAAATTTAGCAAGAAAGGAGGGAAGCCTCTTTTGATACATTTACATGATAAAAATAAGAAAAAAATAGCTGGTTTAATAGATTATAAAGATTTATTTATAGAAAGTGAATTGCAGAGTGGAGAAAAGACACTCTGCTTTTATTATCCTAAAAAGGCAAATTACTATTTTGATATAATGGAAGAATGCTATATAAAGACCAAAGAAAATGAGTATATAGTTAAAGAAAGAAATGTCCAAAGTGAATATACTGAATTTAAATGTATTTTGAATTTAGAAGATATAGAAGGTAAGCCTTTTTCAAAGTTTGAAAGTAAAGAACAAACAATTGATAAAGCCTTAGCTCTTGCTTTAGCTGGTACTGGTTGGGTTGTAGGTAAGTGCGATTTAAAGAAAAAGAGAACTGTTAGAATGACTAATTGCTCCAGTTTAGAAATCGTACAAGAAATTAAAAAAATATATAGATGTGATATAGTTTTTAATACTTTAGACAAAACAATAGATGTGTATGAACACCTAGGAGAAGATAAAGGAACTTACTTTATAGATTCTTTAAATCTAAAATCTTTAGCTATTCAAGGTAGTTCTTATGGTTACTTTACAAGATTAATTCCTATCGGAAAAGATGATTTAAAGATAACTGATATAAATAATAAAAAAGAATACGTAGAAAACTATCAGTACTCTAATAAAATTAAAACTGCATATTGGATAGATGATAGGTACACCGTTAAAGAGCACCTTAAAGATGATGCTATAGCTAAATTAAATGAAATATCAAAACCATTTAGATCTTATTCTGCTGCAATTTTAAATTTAGCAAAGCTTAATAATAAATATAAAAATATTTTAGATTATAAGTTAGGAGATACAATAAATCTTATATCTAAAGAAGATAAATTTAAAGATAAACAAAGAATAGTTAAAATGATAGAGTTTCCAGATGAACATGAAAGAGATAGCGTAGAACTTTCTAATACTACCTTGTGCTTTGAAGATATTCAAACACAGTTTCAAGAAGCAGCTGATACAGTAGATAATATAACCACTGATAATGGAACTATAAAGGGTTCTACTATAGACAGTATAGAAACTAAGCAAATAAAAGATTTCTATAAAGAAGTTATAGAAGCTACAAACATTAAAGCTATAAATGCAAAAATAATTAATTTAGAAGCTCAAGATGTTACTATATCTGGTCAATTAACTGCGGTAAATGCCAAAATAGGTAGCCTTACAACTAATGTTGCTACTATAGATACATTAGTTGTAAAACATGATGCTTCTATAACTAATTTAAATGCAAATAAAGCCAGTATAACAGATTTGCATGCAACAAATGCAACTATACAAGTATTAGAAACTAATGTCGGTAATATAAGAACTCTTGTAAATGGAAATTTATCTAGTGAGAATATACAAGTAGGTGGTATTACTGGTGATAGATTAAATATGAAAACTATATTTGTTGATGATGCAAATATAGTTAGTATAAATGCTTCTAAAATTAATGCAGGAGAAATAAGCACCAACAAAGTAAAAATTAAATCTGATGATGGTGGAATTGAAATTATAGGAACTACTTTACAATTTAAAGATAAAAATAATAAAGTTAGAATCCAAATGGGAAAAGATGCTAAAGGAGATTTTAATTTCATTATTATAGGGGAAGATGGCAAAAGTGTATTAATAGATAATACTGGAGTAAAAGAAAAAGCTATAACTAATGATTTAATAAAGTCTAATATGATTGCTAGTAATGCCGTAGGAGAAAAACAAATAGATTATTCTAGTTTCTCAGAAGGATTTAATAAAGATACAAATGCCCATACATTAAATGCTACAAAGATAAAATTAAATAATCAAAATCAAACTTTAGATGTAGCTTTTAACTCCTTAAAAAAGCAATCTGATAGTAATAAGACTTTAACAGAAAATCACAGTACAACTATAAATATTATGCAAGGTAAAATTAGCACTGCTATTAATAATACTCAAATAGTTAAAGATGGTAAAACAGTCTTACTTAAAGATGATTATAACAGAACTGTTGAAACTGTAAGCTCCTTAAAAAGTACTATAGGAAAGCATACTACTTTAATAGATCAACAAACTGGATTAATAACAGGGGTTACAACCAAAGTAAATAACTTTGAAAGAGATTTAAATGGACTGTCTCTTACAGTATCTGAAACTAAAACTAAATTAGATAATCTTCAAATAGGAGGAAGAAACTTACTTTTAAACTCTGATTTTAAAGAAGGGTTAAAACATTACTCTATCAAAAATACAGGTAAAAACGGAACAATAGAAGTTGTTGAATTTCAAGGCCGTAAATGTTTAAAGTTTACAAATGTAGGATACTGGGATGTTTCAAAATATCTATCTTCGCCCGATTATAAAATACCTACTGGTCAGAAAGTTAACTTTTCAGCAGATATTTATTTAACTTCTGGGGATTGTATTTCAGTTGATTTTAGTGGCGTTTTAGATAAAGGAGATAACTATATAAAAGTTCCCAGTTTAAACAAATGGCATAGATTAAGTACTACTTCAACGGTTTCATCTAGTTCAGATGGAGTTTCTGGTTTTTCGCTATACTCTGGGAGTAGAACAAAAACTATTTCAGGTTATATGTCATTATTGAAAGCTGAAATAGGAGATAAAGCAACAGACTGGAGTCCAGCACCTGAGGATATTCAAGCAGAAATAACTACTACAAACAGTAAGATTTCTACTATAGATATGAAATTAGGTAGCATTACTAGTAAAGTTAATGCAGTAGAAGCTAATAACCAAAACTTAGCTGGTCAAGTATCTGGACTTAATATTTGGAAAGCTGAGGCAGAACAAAAGATAACTAAAGCAGCAATAATAAGTACTGTTAATTCTGAGTTTTATACAAAAGGTCAAACAGATTCTATGTATGCTACTCAATCACAATTTAAACAATTTAGTAATAGATTTGAATTTCAAATTCAAAACACAGGAAGATCTCAATTAATTCCTAACGGAGATTTTAGAAATGGTTGGAACTTTTGGAAGGTTTGGAACTCGAAAAAAACATTGGAATTTATATCTTTAACAGAAACATACATTTTAAGAGTAGAACCTACTCAAACAAATGGTCATGTTACTTTTGGTATACAAGTACCTGCTTTCTCGATGGAAACTAATAAAACATACACATTAGCATTTTGGGTAGAATCACCTATTATAAAAGATCTTAATTATAACTTTATTATGTCAAATGATATAGGTGCTTATAGGTTAGGTAATGTAAGTTTTGATACAAAAGATGGAATAATGACTAGGGTTTCTATAACCTTTACGGCCAAATCTACTACTACTATGAACATAATGTTAGGGTGGGAAGGCGAATATAGACCTGGTTTATATTTTCATATAAAAGAAGCTTGTTGTTTTGAAGGAAGTGTTGCATATCCTTATAAATCATGTGATGATGAAATTTATGCTGGTATAACCTTTGTAGACCAAACTGGTATAGGTGTTAAACATATGGATGGTTCTTATTCAAAAATGACTGCTGATAGTGTTGTATTTACCAATGTTCAACAACAAAAGAAAATGGCAATAAAGAAAGGTTCTTTATATGCATATGACGTTAATAATGGCGATTTATTGGGTATGTTTGCATCTAATAAAGTTACATCTCATTATAGAGGTATTACAACTGGATTAACTGGTTCTGCCCACTATTTTGCGATAGGAGCAACAACAGAATTAACAGATGATGACCAACTAAACATGGTTCCATATATACTTATTGCTCAACAAGATTTACACAACTTCCTAGGAAACAGCATAATAAGTGGTGGTATAAACTTTATGAATACTCCATGTATTTTCCATCAATCAGCCTTATTTAATACTTCTCCTAGATTTAAAGGGGGATTTACAATACTTAAAAGTGATGATTCTCTTTTAAATATTTATCATGCAAAAAATTCTATATATATAGAATCGAATTTAACATTACCAACTGGAGGAAGTTTCTACGGTGGGGGGCTATATGGTGGAGATACTACATCAATAGGATATCTTCTAAATGGAAAATACAAAGATGTTATAAAGTTATATGCAAATATTCAACAAATAGACTTTTTAAGACCTCTTAATATGAATGGCTTTGGTATTTATAACGCTACACTTGCTGCTAGTTATTCTTTAAATTCTACCTCACCAGGTAGATCAGTTGGAGCAGATACTAATAGTGTAGAAACTATGTTATTACAAGAAGATTTTTCAAAGTATGATGAAGAAAATCATTCAGTTGTTGTAAATATCAATGAAGCAGTTAAAAGTATTTATGAAAAAAATAAGATATTAGAAAATGAAAATGAAAAATTAAAACAAGATAAAGAAAATCTAATTAAAGAATTAGATATGACTAAGAATGTCGTTGATAATTTATTGATGGGAGTGAGTTAAATGGCTTTATATATAGCAAGTAGAATAATAGAAAAGGCAAATGGAGGAGATGGATTAGAATATAAATTAATAGTTCCAAAATGGATGAAGTACAAAGATGAAATAGATAAAATTTTAATAAGTGAAGGTAGGGGAGATTTAATAGTTTCGTTAGAAGCTTAATAATCTCTTTTTTAATATAAACCTTTAGTTTTATAAGGAGTTAATATGAATAATGAAGTAACAGATCACATGCTAGAAGCACATGAGAGGCGTCTAAATAATCATTCTGAAAGATTAGATAAACTAGAGCAGAGTGATGCTAAAAGGGATATACAAATAGAAAACTTATGTAAGAGTATAGAAGGACTTGTAAATACACTAAAATGGGGGTTTGGCTTTATATGCAGTGGTGTTATAGGGTTCTTTTTTTATGCCATACAAAATCATTTATTTAAATAAAAGGAGATGGTACAAATGAAAAATAGAGTGAAAAATCCATATTTTTGGTTAGGACTAGGAGGGGTAATATTTAGTGCAGCTGGAGTAGATTTTAAAACTTTAACAAGTTGGAATTTATTAGCTAATGCTTTATTAGATATATTAGCTAATCCAGTTGCAGTTGTTGCAGTTGCAGCCGCAGTTATAGGTGTAGTTGTAGACCCTTCAACAAAAGGATTAAAAGATAATAAATAAGAAAGTAAAAATAATTTTTTAATAATGTTTACAAAAATTATATATAAATTATTTTTAAATTAAAAGTAATTTTAAATTAAGTTAAATAAAATGCAGTGAATTAGACTCTTTGAAGTCTTTTTTTATTGCATTTTAAAATATAAAAAATAAATTTTAGGAGGATTTTATTATGAAAACAAATATGATAGATGCAGGACATGGTGGATATGATTCAGGAGCTCCAGGAGTACATGAATGCTTAGAAAAAGATATAGTTTTAGAGGTAGCAAATAAAGTAAATGATTATTTAAAAACACAAGATATAAAAAATATAAATACTAGAACTACAGATGTATTTGTAAGTTTAGACGATAGAACTAATGAAGCTAATAGATTAGGTGTAAATTCATTTGTATCTATACATTGCAATAGTTGCGATGATCCAAATGCTCAAGGGCTAGAAACTTATTGCTATGAATTTAAATATAGAGCTTTAGCTGATACTATACATTCTGAATTAATTAATGACGGACTTTATACTAAAAATAGAGGCGTCAAAGAGGGGGACTTACATGTTATAAGAGAAACTAATATGGATGCTTGTTTAGTTGAATTAGGCTTTATAACTAATGAAGCAGATTATAATTTAATAATGAATAATAAAGATAGATTTGCTAAAGCAATTGCAAAAGGAATATGTAAATTTAATGGAGTCGCTTGGAAAGAATCTAGTTCTAGTTCAAATGTTTCTAATTCTGAAAAGGTATATAAAATAGTAACTGGTGGTTTAGGATCTAGAGAAGTTGCAGAGAGAAAAGCAGCTGATATAAGAGATTTATTTAATTGGTTTATAGAAGTTAAAGAAAATGGAAGCCCTAATGACTTTAGATTAGAAACAGGTGGCTTTACAGGAATATCTAAAGTTGAAAAGAAAATGAATGCTTTACAGGAATTAACTGGATGGTGGATGGTTTATCAAGAAGAATAAATAATATGATATAATATATGTATTAAGTAAGTCATTCAATAAACGAACTGTAGTTTTAAAATTCAGTAGTTTCTAGAACTATTAACTAGAATGTAAAAGGAGTACCAATGCCAACTGGTACTCCTTTTTTTATTGCTTACTTTATTCCTTTTTTTCTCCATATTCTCTAACCATTGCACTTTCTTTTACTACCCAGTCTCTACCAAATTTTTTGCAATCTTCATCAGCTATTAACTTTCCAGTTTCAACTGCCTTTCTTAGTGTAGAATCTTTTAATCCCCATAATTTAGTTGCCTCTGCAAATGAATATAATCCTTTAAAGCTACACATAGTTTTTACCTCCTATGAAAATAAATATTTCACTGCTAATACTACAAGAGCTATAGCTCCTATAAATTTAATTAAAGCTAAAGTTAAATCAATTACACTTTTTACTAATTCTTTTTTCTTATTTTTCCCAAAAAAATATACTCCTCGGGAGCATACTTTTATCATCTATATAATTGTTAATAACTTTTAAAAAACTGTTGATAAGTTATATATTTTCTGTGGATAACCAATCTATTCTGACTATGTCAGTACATTTTCAGAAATAAATATAGTATTTTCAATATATTTAAGGCAAAGGCATAAAACACACAGTTTTATGCCTTTACTATTTCAAATTTAAATATATAGATTTTGTCTGTACTGATATATAACTGACCTAATTACTTTTTAATGTATTTTTATATTTTACTCCTAAATAAAATCATATTAGTCCAATTTTCTAATTTATTTAAATCTTTATATTAAAATAAATTAGAAGGGATGTGTTAAAAATGAATACAGTTAAAAATATTGATAGTAATAATTCTAATGAAAAAATAACTTCTACTCTATTGAGCATTTTTCAATCACTTAGTATTATTTTTATAGGGTTAATCATTGTTAATTTTATAGTCAACTGGTAATAAAACAGTAATATTTTGAACAAGTATTAAAATTTAATTGAAAATATGTTAATCTAACTACAATAGTAAAAAGGAGATGGTTTCATGAAAAATTTAAGTGGAGGATTTCTTTGTCTAGGAGTATCACTAAATGTATTAACCTCAAATTAGATAGGAATGTTTGGCTCCCTCAGTATAGGGGCATCAATGATTGCAATTATAACTATATTATTTGATATCTTTTCGAACAAAACAAAATATAAAGAGAATTATTAAAGATATATATATAAACCCCTTAAAATCCAAATAAACAGATTCTAAGGGATTTATATATATATATCTTTAAATAAGTTTTTTTAGGGAATAGTCCTTATTTATTCCTAATTAAAACTTAGGAGCTTTACATATAAGCAAATAAAAACATATTAACATCGTTAACATTAAAATCATATCTGTAAACCACGATATATTATCTATTATTGAACAATATGTAGCTATTATATAAATTAAACCTTGGATGATAAATATACCTCCTAAGGTAATATTTATTTTAAAATTAAATTTCACATAACTATCTTTATCCTTAATTTTATCTATATTAACCATTTTATTTTTAATTAAGCCTATATCTTGAGTTCTTTTTAGTTTTAATGCTGAATGAATCAAAATTCCTCCTAACATAATAAAAAATATTCCTAAAACAAATTCAACCATGTTATTGTACCTCCTTATTTTTCTTTTGTTTATAATAACATATCTTTTGAATTTAATTTTTAACATGTACTCAAATCTATAAATTTAGAACTAAAATGTAAACTAGGCTCAAAATTTCAATTTAGGAACTAGTTATGTATTTTACATAAAGTTAAAGCCCTTAATAATTCTAAGGACTTTTTTACTAGATATCTTTAAATAAGTTTTTAAATCATAATTTATTCTATTTTTAATAAGTAAATTGCTTGATTTTTTTCTCAATTACAACTGATCCTATAATAATTAATGTAAAAACTATGCAAAATAGTATTATTAATATATTCATCGGTAATTTAAAATAATATTTATCCAGTATATTAAAGATTTCAAGTGCAATTAAAAATAATCCACTTGAAAAATATAATTTAGAATATAACTTTATATATCCATCTATATCTTTGATTCTTTTTGAATAACCCCATACATATTTTTCTATATCTTTAGTTTTCTTTAGTTTTATACCTTTATTAAAAAACCAACCTGCTATTACTATAGTTAAAATTGACATTTACATTACCTCACTTATTTATTATTTATAATTAAAATAACATATATCATAACTTTTAATTATAAAATAGACTAAAATTGATAAATTCTGGACTAAAATCTAACTAGCTTTAAAATTTGTATTTAGAAAATAATTATATAAAAATTATCAAACCTTATTTCCTAAAGTTTATAATTTCTAAAACTCATTAATGCAACTTTTACTTTTTAATACTACAAAGTTTATTAAATTAAATAAAACTACATAAAACTCCGTCTTTTATGCCTTTAAAACTAAATAAAAATAACCAGGTCAGACATATATCAGTACATATCTGTTCTGGTTATTTTGTATTTAATTTACTGGGTATAAAAGATATACTTTTATTCCTTTTTTATAGTTTACTTAAATTTAAAATAATAATCTTGCATATTCTTGTTTTAACTACGATAATATTTAATTTATTTTTTCGATGTGTATATCTCCTATTGGTTCAACATAGCTACTATCAAATAAGACTATATTTAAGCCATCGCAAACGGTGCTATTATATATAATTCCAACAAATCCCATACCCTCTATGTAATTTGCAAATGCATGAAATGGAGCATATTCATTTTCTTTTATTTTCTTTCTTTCATGTTCTGAAAGTTCGCTTGTATTTACTTCTTTAAAAATACTATCATTTATTAACTTTATATACATTAAAACACATAACTCTAATGGTAGGATTTTTCTTCTATCCATATCTTGTCTGGTCAGTATACCTGTCTTTAATCCCTTTTTTTCTAGTGTAACTCTTTCTGAAATATACTTATTTAATATATCATCACATGATTTATATTCACTTATTTTTGAAAAATCCAATACTCTTTTTTGTTTACTTTCTTTCAATACCTTAAATTTTAAAGTAGACATATACTTAATATCCTTTTGTTGCGAAACTCTTAATTCCTTATAACATGTATTCTTAACATAATTATAACTTTTAATGTTATTATTCATACATACACCTAAATAAATAAATGCTCTATCACTTGGATTAAATCTATTCCAATCACAGTCCTTTAAATTATATTTTTTCCACTCAGGGCTATCTTTTTTTATAGGTATAAATCGAGAGACTTCATGATCTTTTTTATAAACAGACCTAAGCAATAAATTTATTTCAGATAATTCAGTTGTTGCAATATCATTATAATCTTTAAACATATCATCAAATCTGTTAAAAAAATCTTCTTCTTTCAATCTTTCTATGTCATTATATTTAATTTCTCCATGTAGTAGTTTGTGCCTAACATCTTCCCATTGTTTTTCTAATCCTTTTATATTGGTTAACTCCGTAGCCATTTGAAACTTCCCCCTTAATAATTGATAAATAAATATTACCATTTATTTATCAATTATTACATCTTTTATGTCTTTCATTTAATGAATTCTTAAGTATATATTAGTTGAATTTTGTAGTAAAATAAATCTGATTAATAAGTTATTGGGAGGGAATAGATTTTGCTAGAAAACTTTGAGCTATGCATGGATAATTATATATACGAATTAAATAATGAACCTAACTTAAATGAAATAATTGATTATTTTAAAAATGAATCTTTTGAAATTAATAGTCTATCAGACTTTACTAATTCAATAAAAATAATGATTCTAATTTCAACAGTACAAGAAAATTTAGAGGATTTAAAAGAAAACCTTAATGAAGATTATTTGAATTTAATATTTTCATATGGACTCCCTGAAAATGAATGGAAAATATCTAATAAAATAAATGCTTATATCAATAAAAACTTAAAAGAAATTTTTAAAACTGAAGATGGTGTTTTGATAGAGAGAACTCTAGACTTGATTTGTAAATATGGAACTACTATCGATAATTTTGAATATATTGTAAATGATTTCATGAATACACATCAAGTATACTTCTTTAAACAAAAAGAATTTTATGCCGTTATTAGTAAGAATTGTAAAACTTTAAAGAAAATATATGTTGAAAAATTACTTATGCCCATAGATCCTTATCATTTAAGTTATCAACTTTTATTTTTGGATAACTATAAAGGCAAATATAGAGAAATACAAATAAAATTCGAACAAAGTTTATTGGATTTCCTTCAATCAAATAAATTCAAAACTGAAAATATTTTTTTAAAAAAACAAATTATTAATATTATTTTTAAAAGCAATATTAGTAAAGATGTTAAATTGAATTTAGAAACTTTATATGAATCCATAGAATTAGATTTAAAAAAGGAAGTTAAAAACAACGGTAAATCTACAATAATATCTGGAGATATTTCTTACTATATAAATTTAGTAGAAGGTGTAGAAGATATAAGGGATAAGATGTTTTATTTAGATTATCATTGGATAGAAAATAAACTTATTTCAACGTATTCTTATATTTCAACCATTAAAGAACCTATTTTCTATAACCTTGTTTCAAATTTAAGTAATAATACAAATCACAGTAATTCATTTGTTAATCTTATGAATTTTTTAAGAATAGATTCATCTTACAAAGTAAACTATCTTTTATGCAAGTTTAAAGATTTATTTTGGGAAGAGCTAGAGCGATTATATAAAGATGTATTAAATATTTTAGATATTGATGAACATAGGAATTTTGTAAAAGATTTAAAAAAGCTATTTTCAATTGAGCTTTATGAAGAATGTTGCTCAAAAATCGTTAGAGAAATTGAGTATTTACTGAGATGTATGTATATAAATAAAGAATTCGGAGTAAATATAAGTGGATCTAAACATGTTTTTATCGGATTAAGCGATATATTTAACAAAAAAACATTTTCTAATTTATTTTCTGAAGAAGATATTAAATGTCTTAAGTATATCCTTATAGAGGATACGGGATTTAATTATAGAAATTCAATATGCCACAATAATATAGATATTCTGGGAATATGTGATGTTTTATACTTATTAAGTGTATTTATATTTTTATTAGTATCAGTTGATTATTTAGAATTTTAATTAAATACAAAGGCATAAAAAAATATTTCTTTATGCCTTTGAAAATATTAAAAAGTTCTCCGATAAATCATATTTTTAATATATATTATTTTTATTATTTATAACTCGACTTATAGTAGCTTTGCTCCAGCCAGTTACACTCGATATGTAACTATAGCTTTTACCTTGTTTTTTAAGTTGTTTAATTTTATATATATCTTCATCTGAAATTTGTTTTTGTTTATTTTTGAATTTATTATTTGATTTAAGTTTATCTAATTCATTATTTAACTTTTTTATTTCTTTATTTTTTTCATTTAATTGTTTCTCATAAAAAGAAACCATCTGATTATATTCTTTTATATAATGAAATGTCCAATTATAATTATTGTTTTTTAGTTTCTTAAACATATAACACCCCCTTTAAACTTGTTTCATATAATAAGAAACTAATTCTACAAGTATTTATATAATCCTTTTAAAATAAAAAAAGACCAGAATTTCTGGTCTTATTGTGCTAAATATCCTATAGCATTTGCATAGAACTGTTTATCTTCTTTAATCTTTATTTCATTACTTATATGTTCTTTAATCATTCTGTTAAATACCTTGTATCCACCACCTACACCGATTACAACATATCTATCTAGTTGTCCAAACTTATTAGTTATTTTATTTAACATAGTATCTGTAGTTGGTTTTATTATATATATGTAGTCTTCTAACTTATAATCTGTATCCTTATACTCAATATTATCTAGATTATTTTTTAGTACTTGATCTATATTATCTTTTGTTATATCTGCGTTATTAACACTATTAAAATGATTGGCTATTTCTTCTGAAAAATCAATTACTCCTTTAGGAATAGTATCTACTATATCTGGGTAGTACATTTTATCTTCATAATCATATTTGTAACTGCATAAATCTGTTGTTCCACCACCGACATCTATACTTAATAAATCTTGTTTAGTATCTATTGTATCTGCTACAGAAACAAAACCAGAATAGCCTTCTACTTTAGTTTCAACGCTATTAAACGTTATCTTCTTAGCTACACCATTTATTGAAAACTCAAAAACCTTATTTGTTTGGAATAAACTTTCAAAACTCTTAAGATAAGATTCATTAAAAAATTGTACTGGCGGAAGACCTAATCTTAAATCAACAGATAATTCATTATCATCTGGATATAATTCATTTATCATAACCAATACTTGATCTAGTAAATTTTTTCTAGTGTGCTTTAAAACATTATTGTTAAGATCTCCTACACCTAAATATATTGTTTGATTATCTCTTATAATAACTCTAGCTTTAGGGTTAATTGTTTTACTATACTGAATTTTATTAGGAAGTTTTTTTAATACTAACTTTCCTTCAATAAAAGTAGCTCCTTTTAACATACTATTACCTAAATCTATTCCTGCTTTAACTATCTTCATGGCTTCAATCTCCTCTTAAATTAATTATTTTTTACCAAATCCACCAACTTTTTTCTTACTCTCCATTAAACTTTCTTCTGTAGGAAGTTCAATAGATTTTTCTTTTGTAACATCCTCATCCGTTTGTATTGATTGTTCTTTTGCTATAACTGGTATGCTAATTTGATTACCGTTTATAACTTCCCAAACTAATTCTTTTAAATATCCAGCAGGTGAAAGTTTACTATCTAAAAATTCTTCGATTTTCTTCTCTTTTTCATTATTTTTAAATGTCAAAACTACTCTACTCAAATTTTTCACCTCTTTTTTTACTTATAAAATTTGTTAATCTTTAATTGTATTTTATAAAATTTTATAAAACTTGTCAATCATATAATTTTATATATTTTATAAAAATTTATAAAATATATCATTTTTTTATAAAATTTTATAAAATATATAAAAAAGACTAGATTAATTCTAGTCTCTACCAATATTTATCCATTTCTTTTTTATGTTGTAAATCTTTTTCATAATCATCTTTATATTCTTTAATTTTATTATTAAGAGTACCTTTGAAAAATTTATATGATTTGGTCTCGATGATTTCTGTATTATCTTGTTCCATTGTTATTGCAGCTGAAACTTCAAATGCCTCATTCATATATGATATTTTAAAATCATATTCTCCGAAATCCTTTTTAAATAATCGTAAAGTACCTATAGTGAATATACTTTCATCTGGAATAAAAAATTCAACTGGAGAATTATATATTTCTTCCTTATTTTCCATTTTAAAGCATTCTTTTTTATCTTCTAATGTGTTTGTACTCTTATCCGGTTCAATGTTCTCTAATACGTTATTATTTTCATTTTTTTCGCATTCTACAACACTTTTATCAAAATATTTTCTTGGCTCGTAATCAATCACTGAAAATACTATCTGATCTACTTTTCTTCCCTTTTTTATTTCATCTTTTATTTCAACTTTCATGTTTCCTATCTTATTTATTTCTTCAATAGATTTTTTTATAACTTTCTGCTTAAAGTTTTTGTATGCTGGATAAATATCTGGTCTTATTTTTAAATATGATCTTAAATCTTCTATTGAGTATTTAACCTCAACTTCTTTATTTTGCCTACTCCACATTCTTAAAAAAGTGTACATCCTCTGAGAATACGCACCTCTGAAATTAAATAGTACAGATAAATTTAAAGCTGTATAACCTAATCCTTCTTGCTGCATTTTTACAAAATCAGTTATATGCTTATGTAATACTTCATGTATTTGTACAATATATTCCTTTTTTTCGCTATCATAAAAATATGATGTCACTAACCCTGATGAAAATAATAATTTACGACCCAATGTATCATCTATATATTCAAATTCAAGTATACTCTGCTGAAATAAATTTAGTATTTCTTTTACACCTGAATGAACATAATTATTATTGTTCTTCATAAATTGTTTAAGTTCGTCTAAACTAACATTAGTTTCATATAAACTCTTTGTTGCATTTTTTTGTGCATTAAATAATAATTTATAAAATAATTTATTCTCAATATTTGAAAAATCATATTTGCTTTTAATTAAGTTATTTGGTTGCATTAATATTTCCTTTTTACTCATTATTATCTCCCCTCTCAAAAAAATAATACCATTTTATCTTTTTAAAAGCAACTACTTTTTAATTAAAGTTACCATTAGTCATTCTTAAAAAGTTACCTTTCATTCTTAAAAAGTTACCTTTCATTCTTAAAAAGTTACCTTTCATTCTTAAAAAGTTACCTTTCATTCTTAAAAAGTTACCT